TATATCTTTAAATAAGACTTGTCCAGTATTAGTGATACTCCATTTAACCCACTTGTCAAACTGCCTCTCACCGTATCTCTTTCTTGCTACATCTTTCTGGAATCGAGTATCAATTCTATTGTTTGGTCGCATTCTTTTTGATTTTGCGGTTTATATAATACAATGTTAGGTTCTGTATTTGCTAACAATGATTTGAATAATTTGTATCTAAGTGGGAATGAATCGTTGGCTCTACCCTTTGTTTCTATTATAAAGTTTTCGCCTTCAAAGTCTGGTGTATACTTTATACCGAGTATTTTTTTATTACCTCTGTTTTTATAGTCGCCCTTACCATTTGCTTGACGCTCATAGCAGTCTTGATTGAAACTAAATGAGGGTAGTAATTGGAATGAACGATACTCATAATTGAATCCTATCTTAGCTTTCTGAAGCGCTATATACATATACTTCTCAAGTCCCGATGCAAACTGAACCCCATCGTAAACAACTTTCTTTGCTACGACGGGTCCACGTTTCCTACTTATTTTTTTATACATCTTTTTCATGAGCTTCTTTAGCTTTTTGTAAATACAATACAGCATCCATAAGTTCTTCTTGTAAATGATTAAGCCATTCAATAATTTTAGATGGATCATCATTAAGAGTTGTACCATACTTCTTGTAACCTACATCAGATCTAGATATAAATTTATCTACTACTCGCTCAACAACAGGGTCACGAAATTCTATTTCTTTTTTCTTCATACTATTTATCATCTTTAACAAATGTTCCGTTTACCATAGAACCGGTTCTATTTATAATTACGTTATATGCCGACTTTGTACAGTCTTCTATAGTTACATTCCTTAAATGTGCGAGATTAGTTAACACTACAACCATATCCCCTATTGCATCAATAACCTCAGCTTGGTCATCTTTTAATAAAGCTCTAGCTAACTCTCCAGCCTCCTCTTGAAGTTTTAAATATTGTGTTTTAGCATCTCCCTTACTATATATTCCACGATTAAATGCCCACGTTCTTATGTTAGTAAATATGGTATCCTCCACTACAGGTCCTGTTGGGGGGACTGGGCTATCTTTATTTATAAACTCTTCATAAAACCCTTTATTATACATATAGCATCTATTATGATTAAACATTGATACCATAATATTCTTAAGTATCCAAGGGATCTTATCAACTGTAAGTTCAAATTCACCTAAGTGGGTTTCCCATTTCAGGCCTATCATATCCATTAAATTACCCCTTAGCTTATTAGCCGGCACAGGGAAAGTAGTTGTTGCCTCCGTTACATTTATTTTCATGTTATTATTATTGATTACGTTTTTATATAATTGCCTATCGACTTTGTAGTTATATTTAGATTGGAGTCTAACCTCCATTGTAGATATAAAATCAATATTATCGGAGGCCATGAGTATTTCGTACTCACCTTCTTTGTAGCCTTGCTGTTCTGTAACTCTACGTTTAATATTAGTAGTTACACCTATTTTTTTACCAGGGATGTGATATAAATAATATTTCATAATTGTTTATTTGCCAACGCTAAGCTCTGCTTTTATAGCAGGATAAGGATTGTAGTTATTTAATTTTATTTCAGTTATATTAGGAATATACAACAGATTAAAGTTAGTCATATTTATTCCATTATCTAATTGCAATGTAGGTAACTTTCTATTTTTTCTTGTTAGAAACTCTTGTGCCTGCTTTATATGATTATTGTATAAGTGGCAATCACCAAGTTGCCCTATCAATTGTCCAGGCCTTAGGTTAGCACCTTTAGCTAATAACTCTAATAATAAACCATACATCATAATATCATAAGGTAAGCCTAAAAATATGTCGGCAGACCGCTGATTCCATAACAAACTTAAAGTTCTTTCATTAATAAAAATTTGAAAAGCATAATGGCAAGGAGGCAGAACCATAGCATTCATCTCGTGTGGAGCCCATGAGCTAACCATAATACGTCTTGAGCTTGGATCATTAGTAATATCAGCCACAAGATTTTTAAGTTGATCTACCCCATTAAAATCGCGCCATTGTTTTCCGTATACCGGGCCTAATGTTTCATCTATTCTTCCAGAGCGGTTGTAATCCGGCCTCCAGTATTTTACGCCATTATCTTCTAAGTATTTTAGATCTGTTCTACCATTTAATATCCAAAGCAATTCTGTTCTTGCTAAGTTAAAAAATACTTTTTTACTAGTTAAAGCAGGAAAACCTAAAGCCATATCGTGTTTAATTGTTTTACCAAACAAAGCTCTAGTCCCTGTACCCGTTCTATCAGGCTTTTCATTGCCATTAGATAGTACATCAGTTAATAATTTTTTATATTCATTTTGCATATTTATCATAATAATACGTATAATATTCGTGTAACTTTTCCCATATTATATTTTTTATATATATATATGGAGACTTATTTATTTTTCCTGCAATGCTAATTTCTATACCCCACTCGCCTGGTCTTATTGGAATAACATAAACAAATATATTATTTCTAATACACCAAGCACTAGCCTTGTATTCTTTAACTGTAATGAAATGGTTACCCATATCATTTGGTCCTTTCCCTTTAATATTTGCCATTACTCCCAGGGCATAGGCTCGTTAGTAGCTTCATCAGATATATGTGGTATATAACAACCTGAGTTTGGTTCCCAGGTAAAATTAGCTTCTGCCCCATTCTCCCCAAGGTTTTGAAACTTTATTTTTAAAACTTTTACTTTAACAGTCTTAGCTTCATAATTTCTGTGTACTAATAGACCATGATAACTAGCATCATACCATTCGCCACCCCCCTTAATACTGTACATAGTAGGCTCTTCAAGCTTGCCATCTTTATCTTTATACATCTTAGTAGGATGAGCTACAATAAAAACAAGTACATCATATTTTTTAGCGAATGTTTCAATCTTCATTAGATATTCCATAGTATATCTATTAACATCCTCTGTATTGCAATCAACATCTCTTACCTTATTGAATGGATCAATAACTAAACATTTAATCCCTTTACGCTTTACTAGCTCAGCACCCTTACGTAATACAGATTCTAAAGTATATCTTTCCATATCTATATGAAAGTAGTTGGCATTGCAATGTTCTCCTACTTGATTCCACTTGTCACCCCCAATATCTTCGGCGGAAGGCATACCCTCCCAGGTTTTCCTCATTAACTTATGTGCATGCAAATAAGTAGGTTGATTTTCTGGCGAAGCGAAAGCCGACTTCCATCCATAATTTTTGTTATATCCCACAACCATTTGGTCGACAAAATCAGATTTACCGGAAGAAGGGATACCAGTAACAGTAATAAACTGACCAGTATAAGTTGAGAATATATTATCAAAGTTTTGTAAGCCAACCTGAAATCCAGGTTTAAAACCATTACGTACAAAATCCGTAATGTCATCTTCAATATCTTTAAATGTAGTAACATTCTCGAGTGGGACAGGGGAAGCTTTTTTAACCCTACTAACAAGTTTCTCTTTATCATATTTTAATAAATATTCATTAGCATCTTTACAATCATCAAATGTAACTATATAGCATTTCTCAGCACCAAGTCTTCTAACAAATTCTTTTTGTAAAGCTTGCCCTGCTTCATCAGAATCTAATGCTAATATTATTTTTTCTTTATCCTCAAAGTAATCAATACAAGAATCTAAGTAATCTAAGTTATTATTGTTTAGTGTAGCCCCGTTAGGCACTGATATTGCGTTGGTTACACCGGCCTCGTGTAATGCTAAAACATCCATTTCCCCCTCTACTATAACACATTCAGGGTGGCCTATTATACTGTCAATATTATAAAATATTTTTTCAGCGCCTTTGTGTAATTTAAAATTCTTTCTGCCATCTCTAGATTTAATGTTGGTTAGTTCTCCCCCCATAAAGTAATTGAACTTAATAACGTTTTCTGTTTTACCAGTCTGCGGCATAAATTCAGGGCCCTCATTAATTCTAAGATCGTCTAATGTTTTCTTTGATATACCTCTATTCTTAAACCAGTCCTCAACCTTCATACCCGGTTCATTTGCCTTATAAGGGGCAGGCTTCTCATATGTTTTTTCAGCTTTACCCTTTCGCTTATAGGTATGTAATTGAAAACTACTATTACAATTATGACAAGTTCCAAGTCCTCGCTCCCAATCATAGCTGGAGCATTTAGATTTTTGATTTTTAGTTTTTCTATCGGCGGAGCACAGAGGGCAATTCCCCTGTGTTTTCCCCGCTTCAAGATCATACTGATTAAACTTATCAATCTGGAAACCATTAATTTCCGTATGTTCTATATTCATTTAATTTAATTTAATTGTTAACAACTCTATTCTTCTAGGCAATCCGGACATATATCACAAAAGTCGTGATCACTTTGGCTCATTTCATCACCACAAATTTCACAAACCTCCATTAGAATGGTAGATCATCTGATGTGGCTGGGGCTGATTGTCTTGGTGGAGCGGGCGCTTGTTGATCGTCTCTAGGAGCTGCCGCTACATTATTACCATTGGTCCACACAACTTTTACATTACCTAAATAAGTTTTAGCTGATTTAGCTGAGCGTTCGTCTTTAGACTGAGCAATAGTTATTGGTCCTTGGTTACCAAACTGATCTACCTCATCGTTTATAACGATACTAATTGGTAAGTATTTGCCTTTCTTACCTTCGATGATTTTACTTTTATCAATATGATTTAAATTGATACTTGCATTAATAATTGATGCCATAATTTTAATTGTTTTTGATTTATGTTAAGGGTTAAAGTTATAAAGTTTTTGATATAAAAAATTGTTCTGGTTCGAAGTCTTCCGTTTTATAGAATAAATCGTAGATATTACTAGCTGCCACAACTTTTTCATATCCTCTCTGGTAAAAAGCTTCTGAGCAATCAAACAGACCTATCTGATGAGTTGTTTTATCTACAACTAAGAAAACCATATCATATCCAAATATCTGTTTATATATGTAGGCTTGACTATCGTAATTGTATTTTTTAGCACTATAAGCAAATGAATTAATATCTCCAGTAGTTTTTAGGTCTACAATAAGCTTGTCATCATGATTAAGTATATCCGCTTTACCCTTCCAGAGGTTACCTTCTATCTCTGCTATGCCTGGTACTTCATGATCAGTATTGCCGTGGATAAGACTAGTGCACATATCGTTTTCTAAAACTTTTTCAATAATTATATCGATTTTATCTACTTCGTGTTGTAGCAAACATAGCTCTCCTTCAGATAACTCTTTATATATCTTAGTATTTCTAGTGGAAGCATCAATAATTTTAAACTTCTTAAGCTTATCCGGTTCAAGTATTGCTACATGAAAGTAGCTACCTATTACTAAAGCATTTGATTTAATTATATTATTGCCTAAGTCAAGAGGATTATTCATTAGAGTGCTTATGTTTGAATTACTTAGAAATTTTTTACCAAAATCTCCATAGTAATCCTCATCATTTTTCAGACGTTCAATTATTCCTTTAGTATCCATATTAAAGAGTTATTAATTCTGATTCAACTTCTTTAGATAGAGAGTACTTAGCTTTTATTGCTTCGATCTTACCACCTGATTTTATATAGTCTTTCGCTTTAGCAAAGGCCGGGTCTTTAGTCGTACTTAATGAAACTTTAGCAGGGGTACTATCATTGTGTGTGTTATTAGCATCACTATCCGCTGTATCATCTATTAGAAATAAATTGCCTAGAGCATATTTTTTGCCATATGAGGAAGCACTACCAAACTTTTGAGGCATTTGCATACCTTTTTGTATAAGATCAATACCAACGATAGCGCTTGAGTGTATAGCATCCGCTCCATCTGATATTGTCGCAGTTACTTCTAATATAGGAAATGGTTCTTGAGCTATTAACTTTTCTTTTACTACAACATATATACCTAGATCTAATAGGAATGGTTTTGTTGCTTCTAAAATGTCTTCAGCAGATCTGAAGTAATACTTACCAAAAGCATTGTATCTACTTTTTTTGGATTTGAACTTGGTCTGGACAGTGGCCAGTTTCTCATTTAATTTCATGGGATATATAATTTAATTGTTTACAAATTTAGTTAATTAATCTGGATTATTTTGCCTTTTAACATTTTTTATTTTTTTTAATAACTCACATAAGGCGACGTAATCTCTAAATGATAATTTATTTTTTGCTTCTTGCATTAACTGGGCAACACAGAAATGTTTGTGTTGCTCAGCTTTATTGTTTATATTACTCATATTATTTTCTGTTATAAATAATCAATTACTTGTTCGTGATCAACTTTATCTACAAGAGAATCAACTGCTTGTTTTTTTAACTCTGATACTCTTACGTGATTACTAATACCTTTAAGTCCTAATATATGGGCTATCTCTTTAGCCGAATGCTTCTCACAGTCTAATCCATAAGATAATCGTAATACTTGGTATTCATTTATTGTTAAGTGTTTCTGCATTAATCCTTTCAAATAAGCGTTTAATATATTAATATTGTATGGCTCAGACTTGTCTACTATATTGTGGTACAACGTGTTACCGTCTTCATCCATATTTACTGCATCGATACTTAAGAATATAGAATTAAAAAACATTTGCACCATACTCTTATCATCTGGAGTTTTTCTCATTTGACTTCTTTTATGTTCTGGTATTTTAATACCTCCACTATTCATATCTATCCTACGTCTGATAGCCCCCTTAATTCTTTTACTAAGGAATGACTTTAAAGTCTTTTCAATATCCTCCGATTCATTAAGCCTGCTATAATCTAACTTATCTGTTGCTCTTATTAAAGCTTCGGCGCCAATTTGTATAAGATCATTTATAGTTAGTATACCACTAGCCTGTTGTGATGTAGCAAACTTTCTTGCTAAATTTTCTACTAAAGGTAAGAATTTTATTATCATTTCGTCTCTACTATATTCACTCCATAGTTTGTCGTCTGGCATAGATTTTTTTAAATCTTCTTTATACCGAATGTAACTTGTTACACTGTATTTTTTCATAAGGCTGTTATTTATAACATAGCCAGACTCAACTTATAATCCTTGATTTAATAGTGCTTTTTCTTTTTTTAATTCATTGTTTATAGTCCTATAAATTGTTCTTGTACTGCAAGATAATATTTTTGCAAGGCCAGTTATGGTTATTTTATTTTTGTTATCATTGATCTCCAGCATACACTCATATATATCATCTTGATTTATTTGCTTACTTCTACCTATCATTTTTCCGACTATGCTTAACTTTTCTTTTTTAGTTAATCCGCAGAATGGTTTAAAGATTATTTTTCTAATCTTATTTTTAGGTTGAATATCTAAATCACACATACTTACTTCGTATATAATATTTTTTAGAATGTACTCTGATATTTCAAAGGTAACAAAACCATTTGACTTAACACAAATAAACTTTGCTAAACTATTTAAATCATCTTGATCCATGTCCGGATTAAGATACCACAAGACTAATAGATGCCATTTAAGAGACTTAAATGTGTTTATCTTTGCATCTGTCCTAAACAATTCAAAGCACTCATACGTGCCATTCTCGTAATACATGCCCCAATCATAAGTTGTTGTTGGTTCATCCGTTATTGGATGTCTCCTATAAATTATACGTCTTCGATTTAAATGATCGAGGTTTCTTCCATGTGACATTAGCCTGTTACTCTTTATATATAAACCCTATCGTCACACTTTTTATTGTAACAATATTTTTATATTGTTGTTTACATTTTTACTAGAGATAATCTTCGATTATATTTTTTAAATAACATAATCTCAATATATTTTATATCATGATTAAGTGCACCATTCATAATGATATATTTTAATTCTTTCACGCGGCTTTCTAAAAACCATATATGATGTCTTACCCTACACTTTTTTTTATTTGTCATAATTATATTTTTGTTCTAAATTAAGTTATTAATTCATTTTTATAATTCAGGAAATGAGGTATGTACATTTCAGTACCTAAGATTAAGTCAATTCTTAATAATCTTCCTTCAATTGTCCTTTTTATTTCGCAAAACTCACTTTTAAATAGCGTTTTCATTAAAATCCGATATGTTTAATATCCCTTACTTCTCTGACTATAATCTCGTGAGAATGATCACAATACATTATTGCCCATTGTTTAGCTTCATCTAACGACTTTTTAAGTATGAATGTTACTTCGTTGTTATTGTATATAATAAATTTTCTCATGTGTATTCTTTATTCCATGCTTTTTTAATTTCTACCCATATCATGGCCTGAAATTCATATCCTTTTAAACCAAGCTTTTGAGCAACCTTAGAGGTGATTTGTTCGACTCTCCTGTACTGTTTTATTGTAATACTTTCTGAACAATCGACTTTTCCTTCTTCAACTCCACACAAGCAAGCTCTTATGTGCCACTTATCTATCGTTATATGCTCGGGGGATAGCCTACCTACGTTCATTGCAAAAGCATGAGTTTTAGGGGATGATTCAGTAATTAATTCGCCATTTAATATCCTAAATGCTTTTAACTTGTTTCTATTGTAAGTGCTTACTTTTATGTTGTCTGGACCAAATCCATTAATAAATGCTAAAATTACTCCTTCCGCATCAATCTTGTTGCGATGCCACTTATTGTTGGGAGATAAGCAAGACAACACGGCTGCACAAACATACAAATTTATATCGTATTTTTCATTTAATTGCTTACAAAAAGCTTGGGCTTCTTTATACCATAATATTCCTTCGCGAAAACTATCGAAATCTACTGACTTTTCCCATTCTGTTAATTTTAACGTTATAGCGCGATCGCTAACGTTTTTAATACTGCGTTTTTTCATAACTTATATTTTTCTTTAATTGCGTTTATTGTCTGTCTAATCTCTCCGGCTAGCTCAAATTTTTCTTCCGCTATTAATTTTACTAACATAGTGTAAAGATCGTGTAACCTAATTATTATACGTTCGCTTTCAGAGTTTACATACGCGGGTTCATCTATATCGCTAGATTGGCCATCGCTTACTGAGTACATGTACTTTGGATTTAAGTCTTCGTAAAACTCTTTATCTAGCTCACGCTGTTTTTTATCTATGGCTTCAATAATCATATTTGTTAGATGTTCCATCTGTTTTTCAGTCATATTTTTATTAGATTTTAATTTGGATTCATTATTATTATCAATACTATATCGTATTTAGTCTGCAACCGATCTCATTCGGTGTATAGCATCTGCATTACCGGTTTGAAACAACATTTTTATTTCAGGGTTTAATTGTATAATAGATCGTAGATCATACGCCGTTTTGTCCTCGATCGTAGATAGAATTTTAGCTTGGTTGTCACTATATATTACGGTTGCATGATCTCTGTTTATAATAGAACCTATCCGTTTAAATGTCGATCTAGTATATGTTCTCGCTAAATGACAGTATATTTGTCTTGCAGTCACTAGATAGCGTGCCCTGTCTTTTCCCTTAACATCGTTAGGTTCTACTTGATAGTACGTGCAAACCATATACAATACGGTATTTAATATTTGTTTTTCGTTGTCCATAATTATTTTATTTTAGGTATAGAGGATAAATTAACTCTACCAGTCTTCTATATTATTTTTAGTTTGTTGTTTTGCAAGATTAAATAGTTCTTCAGTTATATCTTCATACGTTTGTGTACCTTCCAGTAGACAATTTTGTTCTACAAATAGCTGTATCTCTTCTCTTAAGTGACCGTCAAAGTACTCAGCTATTGAAGTGAAGTAATCTATTGTGTCCTGATTAAACGATGTCCTCATTTTCTTTTTCGGTTTCGATTTTTACTTTGAATAAAGATTTAATATCTTGATATATCCTAGTATGAGCCGATTCTACAAGATCCTCGCTAGAGGTAAACTCCATAGATTCAACGTATACTTTGTTATCATATTCTAGTCCTATATCGAATTCATAATTTTGAGGGTCAAGAAAGGGTTCGTTATCAGATAATATATTTTCTAGGTTTTCTCTTATTATCTCACTAATGGTATCTAGGTTGTCCTCATTAATTTCTGGTTTAGCTAGATCTTTCATATCCTCTTTTAACATATATAACTCTTTTTCATAGCTACACTTAGCATTATCGGAATCAATAACATAAGTGTTTAATGTGGTAATTCTGTTTTGTATTTGTTCTTTAGTATTGTACATGGTATTGTTATTTAAAGGTGGTTATTATATTATTTTGATAAGTATTATGCCGTCGGTAGTGGTCTATCTTTAGCGAAACTTTCGTCTTTGATTGTAAGTTCTTGTAGTTTAATCGCAACATAGGTAGCAATATCTTCATAAGAATATCCTATCTCTAGTAGTGGTCCAAACTTTCTTATCGCCCACTCAGCATCGTATAGACCATTCATTGCTTGATCCATCTGGTGTGTAACTTTTAATTGGGCTAATACTAAAGCCATTTCTGTAATTTTCATAATATTTGTTTATTTTTGATTCATATTTATTATCAATACGGTTACGTATTTAGTCTGCAACTCTTTCTTCGTTTATCATTTCAGCTAGCTCATAGTAGTTTACGCTAGATAAGAATGATCTTGCATAGTCACCAGCGAGACAATCTTTTATTGAATCACTGAAGACAACGTCGTCTACAATTTCTTCAATAAGATCTGCCGTTACTTCTTTATAAGCATCCCATTCTATGTAAAATAATACTTCTTGCATTACTCTCCACGTTTCATAGTTGTGGTAACCGTTGTGTTTTGTATTTTTCATAGTTATAATTTTAAATTCAAATATATTATCATTTTTGGTGCGTAGTTTGTCTGCAACTTAAACTTTTATTTTAATTTCTTGCTCCATTAGTACATCCCATATGCTTATTTGATTACGATGTGTAGCTACTTGTATGGCATCTGATTTTAATGAGAACCCCTCGGACACTTCAACAATTACTTTGCCTTCGTGGCTCCATGCACCCAAGTACAGCCCCTCAGCGTCTTTAGTCATGGAGAATATTTCACTCACATGGTTCTTTACGTCTATATAGGGGGTTGAAGAGTCGAAAACAGCTTCTAGCCACCCAGTTCCTACTATGTAACCGCAACGAGGGGAACTTAATATGTCGTTTATAGTGATACCCCCGCCAACAGAAATTAATTCCATTATTTTGTGCGCAACTATATGCTCGTTAAGCACATTTGTTTTGTTTTTTGAATTTTGCATGTAATTTTTTTTAAATTAGTGGATTATTATATTGCACCGCTAGATAAAACTGACTTTGTGAACTCTCTTTGATTGGGTACATAGTCGCCGTACTTTTCATGATAAGCAGCCTGAGCCACAACTTCAACCATTATCAATTGCTTTTCTAGCCCCCATTCGTTAGGTAATTCCGAGCACTGAGCGAAAGCAACTCTAGCTTCACCCATATAATCAAATCCTTCGTTTAGTAGAATGTGAACTTGATCATGCCATGCTCTAAACGCTATGTTTACTGAAACGTCTGCGAATATATTGTTTTCGCAATGTAGGCTGCTTATTTTCATGTACCCATCGGACAAATAAGCTTCTTTAAAATCTTCGAAACTAACCTCATCGAAGTCAGCACCTGATACGTAGTCAATGCTTTTTGCTCTTTCTATTATCCATTCGTTTAGTCTTTCGCTAAAGGGAATGGTGTTTTTTATTCTTAAATAATTCATTTTAAAAGTATTAGGTTTGTTATAATAATTAAGTGCAGTAAAATAATTATTGCAAATATTCTAGTAAACTTTTTTGCCGATATTCTTCCCATGTCACTTCTGCATGTTTTCGATAATACCTGTAGCTAATATACTAGCATATGTCTTTTTTTGCGTCATGGTACCCGCTCCTTGTGAGCCATTAGGGCAGTCTATAACCCGATCATTTAATAGTATTTGACCACCGCCGTTTAAGATTAATTCTTGAATCTGTTTTTGTAATTCGTACATAGTGTTTAGTTTTTAGACATTAATTCGTGAACCGCTATAATATGCGGGTGTTTTTTTTATTCGGTTTCAATTAGGTATTTGCTAACATTTAATTGTTTTGATCGGACATCCTAATCTTCCTTACCCCAAGGGCAATGTTTATTGTAAAGAAGTAACACTTCCTCTTGATCCGGTAAAGATTTCATATACTCTCTCAATCGAGTATATTCCGTGTTACCCTGCTTGTACTTCCTGAAATCGTCGGCCATATTGAACCACCAATCAAAGTTCTCTAACTTCTTTTCTAACTCTCGCATTCTATTAAATTTTAAATTCATATTTATTATCAATTCAGTGGCGTATTTTGTCTGCAAAAAGTGTAACTATATTTCAGTATAAAATAACCGATCAATAATAGTGTATAGATAACACACATTCTCTCCTTGCTTAACCTTTGGAAAAGTGTGACATTAGCTTATTAAGTATATATAATAACAGGCTATCGTCGCAGTTTTTTTGGTTACAAATCGCATCCTTCGTTTCCGCTGAGCAGCAGTGCCGCCTCTTTTGTATCTATATTACCGTCGCTCCATAATTCACTGACTCTACAAGTTGCGGTTGTACCTTGTTGTATGCTCTTGTTGAAGGAAGTTTCACTTCTTACGTTCAGGAGGATAGCCACCCAGAATACGGTAATATGGCCTTGGCCTAACAACCTTTCTACTATGGTATTTTTAGTCATTCTTATCATTTTTTGTTACACATATATTATCATTACGGTGACGTATTATGTCTGCGACCGATCTAACAACAATCGCATTTGTCCCATTCTTTACCGTTCCTACAGGTTCCTTCCGGAAAGTAATCTTCATATTCTTTTTGGTAAAACTCTTTTAGCTCGGTTAGAGTGAATTGCTTTCTCCACTGCGTTGTTTGTTCAAGATAGGTATCTTCCCCTACTTGTACTACGTTTCCGTCGTTCATCCAATTTTCAAATTCTAGGTTTTCCATAGTTTGTTACTTATTCGTTACATATATATTATCAATTAGGTAACGTATTATGTCTGCGACCCTATAGATCCGGTTTCACCGATCCGGTTTCACCGTATAGCATATAGCACGGAGCGTAGCGGAGTACACTCTTTCGACCTTATCTCAGGGCCAGACCAGTATTTACCTTTCCCTGAACTAAAACTACTTTTCAGTAGCTTCAGTTTCTAGGGCTTCTCTCTTTCCTAAGTGCTTCACTGTTGAAGGCATATCGGTAGACTGAGACCAATACTCTCTTTTATTCCAGCATGGCATTAGATTTAGCCTAGGTAGCATTGCAGCGAGTACTTCGTCGTGATCGTAAGTTACCTTAACACTTGGTTTCGTTTTGGTTGCTTTAGTATAAAAGCTTATTACTTGGTTTCTACCCATCCAACCTTTTCTCACTACAAAATTCTTTCTTTGCATTGGAGGATAAATTAGGGCTTTCTCTGCTGCACTTAGTTTACTTATTGCTTCAGCAATCATTTCTTTATTACTTTTCATAACTTACCTTTTTATTTGTTTAATCATTAACTTTGTTACACATATATTATCAAAGAAACTACGTATTATGTCTGCAAACTATATATACCGAAAATGCTATATGCTATACGGCCGGAGGCTGCGCTCCGCTCCGCCCCGGCCATATTTTAGGTTAGATAAACTCTGCAGGCTCTAAACATTCATCACAAAGCTCGTTGTTCAGAAAAGATCGTTCTGAGGAACAGCAATCGCTTAGCATTCCCTCGTCCTGGTCGCAATCCGGCTCATCTGTGAGGTCGAATGCATCCTGGAGGGTGTTTATCAGGTTTTTTATTTGTGTTTTGTTTAGGTGTATGTTTGCGGGAGCAAATCCGGGGATTCCGCTTTTGATTGTTACTTGGAGTTTCATCCCGTCCGTCCCCGAGAACCTTGTCAGCTCCATACGTGACACATTTGTAAAGGGAATTGCTTGTGTTGCAGGCATTACACTTGCAATTGTTTTTAAATTTGTTGACATTTTGCTTAAATTTAATAGTTTTTACTTGATTAATTGTTTCCCCCGAGGGGGCTAAGATTACTTTTCAGTAACCTCAGCTTCGACCACTTCAATCGCTTCTCGCTGGCCCAGATGCTTCACCGTACTTGGCATATCCGTACTTTGCGACCAGTATTCTCGCTTTGCCCAGCATGGCATTAGGTTAAGTCTTGGTAGCATCGCTTCAAGTACATCATCATGGTTGTATGTTACTCGCTCACTCGGCTTGGTTTTGGTCGGCTTAGTATCGAATGTTATCACTTGATTTCGTCCCATCCAACCCTTGCGGACTACAAAATTCTTTCTAAATAGCGGCGGATAGATTGCTGCTTTTTCTTCGTCACTTAATTTGCTTATCGCTTTTGCGATTATTTCTTGATTACTCATAACTTTTATTATTTAATTATTAACTTATTAACTTACTTACACTATTATTATCAAATACATTACGTATTTTGTCTGCGAAATTCTCTCTTAATTAGAATTAGTGGTGGTGAGGTCATCCTCTCGCCCAACCGGCTTAGCGGTCTGGACCCCGATCAACTTTGAAAACGGGCACTCGTTAATCTTTCGAAGGTATGCCTGGAGGTGGGCTTCCGTTTCGAATTTCTTACTTACTTCGTTGTATTTCTTATTCCAACCTAATGTTGTTATTCTGACTTGTATCATATTGCTATTATCTGGTTACATCATTATTATCAGATCAACTACGTATTATATCTGCGGCTATGTATGCTATACACTCCGCTTCGCTCCGCTACGCTGCGCTGTGGCACTGAACACGGAACACCAGCCTCGAACACTACACAGCACACGGCCACGACACCTCGACACCCGGTATAAAAAACTCGAATACATGCCCAGAAACGTATAAAAACCCGGTATATATACCCCAACACAGGAAAAACACGGGGGGGTGGGGCAAAAGTAAATCGTTTTCTTTTTAAGAAATTTATAAAAAAATAATGTATAACACAAAGTATCTCTACATCTAATTAGTATCTCAAAAAAATTTTTTTTTTAAAAAAATCAAAACGTCAGGTAGTGCGACGGTAGGTTATTAAGTAAATATAATAACAGGCTATTGTCACGTTTTGACTATGTAAGTATTGGGGTTACTGTGTAACTATGTATAAGTATAGACACAAAATAAACATCGATAATATGGCTAAGCCTCGCAAACCCGGCGGACCTAAACAGAAGTTAAGTCCAGATGCTAGAAAGAGAAAGGAAGAAAGAGACTTAAAGTATGCTCTTACAGATAGGAGAACAAAGATGAAGGCGGAGAACCAAAGGAAAAGAACGAAGGCAGAGAACAATGGGCAAGATATAAAGGGTAAGGACTATGATCACAAAGACGGCAAGTTTAAGTCTGAGAAGAATAACCGGGGCAATGATGGTAATGGAACTAAAAAAGAAGGTAAAAAATAAATAGATATGAAAGGGGTTGCACACTATAAGAAGGATGGTACGGTTTACGAAGGTAAGGGTACGCATAAGGATGCTAAGGGAAAGTTGATGTCCGGTAAAACACATACATCGGCTAGTAAGTTCTTGTTTCATATGAAGGATCTACCAAAACCCGTACAGCCAAAACTAAAAAAGAAATAACAATGGCAATAAATTATACATACCCAGTAAAGGGTCAGCCCGTCACAGCAGACCAGTTCTTAATAGTAGATAACACGGATAACTCAACAAGAAGAGTTACAATAAAAAGTGTGCTAGACTTAGGGTCAGGAGGTGCTGGAGGAGTTTCCTCATTTACAGCATCTAATAGAACCAGCCCCACAGTTACTTTCGTAAATTTGTCACCAATCACTAGCCAAACAGGTGGGGTAACATTAAATAGCGATTTATCCGCAACAGGCACGAGAAATGCAACTACTTTCCTTAGAGGAGACAATGTTTTTTCTACGGCAGTTACCTCAGTTGTCCCTAGTGCTGGACAACCAATAACTGTTAGTGGTGGAGCTACAAATACTGTAACATTAGGATTAAATACAGTGCCTTTTGCAAAGGGAGGAACGGGGCTTACGGTTGTAGGTACTAAATACCAAGCACTAACTACAAATGCAGGTGCTACAGGTATAGAATGGAGAAATGTAATCTCTAACATTATAGCAACAGGACCTATAGCCGTTAGTACTGCGGATACGAGGGTATCTACAATCTCACTTGGAATTGTACCTATAGCAAATGGTGGTACAAACGCAACAACTGCTCAAACTGCAATAAATTCAATTACAGCGGTTCCTGAAGCTGATGTAGGAGATGTACTTACTAAAACTGGGGAGAATGCTATTTGGGCACCTCCAACATTAGGTACGTTGGCAAGCGGCCAGGTTAGAGTTGGTAATTCATCAGGTGTTGCAACAGCGAGGACCCTTAGTGGGGCTTTCTCAATGAGCAATGCTGGGGTATCTACCTTAAATGCTATTACAAGTAATTTAGCAATACAAGGGTATAGTCCAGTAAAAGTAGTTTCGGCTACCTCATACACAATAAGCCATGCTAATGATTCAGGGTATTCTTTATTTTTTACGGCTGGCTTGGCAGTAGAAGTAACATTACAAGATAATGTAGATACACCTGTTGGAACAGAGTTCCATTTAATTAATGCTAGTAAAGACAATGCTGCACAGGTTACTCTTGCAGTAAGTGGTGGTTCAACCATTATAAATGGCACCCAATCTGATATTGTAATGACTAATGAATTTGGTAGAATAACCTGTAAGAAATACTCAAGTAATAGCTACGCCGTATTTGGCGACAGACCAGTTCTAACATAATATAAACAAACAGAATGGTAAACCCAATAAATAATGACGATGCAGCTTTAATG